GCCAAGCTCCTCACCTCCAAGCTCCTCTTCAGGTCCGCCTAGGGCGCCCATTTCATCCATTCCTCCCATTCCGCCGGCGCCAAGCTCTCCTTCCATTCCCTCTTCGCCTGCTGCCGTAATCTCTTCAACTGCCTTTTCTAAGCTCGCCTCAAATTTACGATCATAGAATATTTCTCTCTGGGAGCGTAAGAACTCTTCCTCTGTAAGGTTGAATAAGTGATCTGAAATCCATCTTTTACTAAAGTACCCTTCCGTTGCTGCAGAGGCAACATCAAACTTAGTGCGCCAGTGCTCTAGCTCTTGCATTTCAGCTAGCTTCGACGGGTTATTTAATGTTAGCTTGAATGATACGAGATCATTCCCTCTATATCCTAAAGTAAATAAGTGAATTACACCTATCTTCTCCAGTTCTGCCACAACTGCTCTTTGCAATCTCTGAATTGTTCTTGCGAATCTAATATCTTTTTGAGCAAGTGTTGTTTTATCCTCTTCCGAACCTTCGGCTCTCGACAAATATGAAGCAGGAATCTTAAGAGCGCTAAAGAGCTTATCTCTCAAGTATTTAACATCATCAATATCGCCAGTATAAGTACCTCCAGACAAAGTTTCTACGGTAGACTTACTATCACCCCTAACTGGGATATAATAATCCTCTTCTACACTCATAGGATTATATCTTAAGTCGACTCGACCGGTCTCTTCATTCACGATCTGGTTGCGCTTCATCTGAGTCATGACTTTTTGCATGTATTGTTCAATATCTTGCGGATTGATGTTGCCAACGTCGATATAAAATACTCTTCTCTCCGGAGAGCGCACAATTCTGTATGCCATGATTGCATCTTCCATCAAAGTTAGCTGGCGCCAAATTCTTCTGGCGGGCTCTAAAATAGAAGTTCCATAGGGAGCATACTTATCTTGACCTAGAATACGAAAATGTGCAATCTGCCAGTTCTCAAAGGTAATGCCACCCGAGTTCCACTGAAACTGTACGTAGTTAGGATTGGTTTTATCTTCGCCCTCTAACCTTTCCACCTCATGCTGTGGTAAGCCCATAGCATGCTTGATGCCCTGCTCCTCGTCGATATCTAAATATAGGAAAAAGTCACCAAACTTACACATTGTACGAGACCAGCCAAAAAGATTAAACTCTACATTTAATATATTGTGGTATAGCGTATCTAATACTGATTTGATTTCTTCATTGGGACACCTGATCTTCAAAAGAGGCTGAAGATTGCTAGAAGTTGTCATCTCGTCTGCGTAAATATCCAAAGCGGAGGCGATCTCTGGGGTGTATTCCATCTGATCGAAGTCAACATAACGTTCGGCACGATTCTGATTTGCCATATAGTTGGCATTCATAGAATCGTAGGGATTGTATTCTCCTCTCTTGAAGGACTGGCCGCTAGCAGACTTAAATCGATATGCATCTAGTTGCCTTCTCTTGTTTTGGCGAGGTGCTTGCCTTCTATAGTTAACAATAGGCCCAGATAGCAATCTTGTTAGCTTTCTGAATAATGTACTTTCTGGATTCCTGGGATTTCTGTCTTTACTATCCGCCATTTTTTAACCTTTTAAGAGCCAAGCAAAATCTTGGTACTTTTCCATTTCTTCTTTTCTTTGTCTTTGTTTTGCATCGTAGCCAATTTGGCCAGGAATTTTTGTATTAATTGTCTTGCTAGAATGGATCATAGAATCTAAGAAAGCTTTTTTATAGTCCAGTTCTCTTTGATTTACTGTAAATGCGGTGTCCTTAACCCAGCAGCCAATTGCAAAAGATGTAATTAAATCGTCGTTGAAACTCTTCATCGCCTCGGGTCGGCCATTGTGCCAAACAAAAGTTTTCATTTCATTATATACTCTTCTCGAATATATTTTAACTAGTTTATTTCTAATGAATTCTTCCATTTTCGCAATAACCAGAGGCCTAGTTGTTCTGGACATTGTGAAGCCTGCGACTGTATTACTTTTGTATTCCGCCGTTATTGGATCTACGTAATCATGTGAAGACTTGTATGAATAGTATATATTTGGATACAGTAATTCCTGTAATTTAGTCAACACTGTCCAACCGACCGAATTGTTCTCAACTGCTAACATGCAGTTGCCGTATTCTTTGCCTGTTTCATTTAGTAAATTGGCAAATATATCTGGTGTGGGCTTGCCCCTGTATTCTCCGACGATTTCCATTGTTTCAATTTTATATATATGAAATGCGGAGTGGTCTTTGCCATCGCCGCGAGCAACGTCAGCAGAAATCAGATATGTAAACTCTGGCTGAAATTCTTCCCAAATCCAAAAGTTTCTATCAAACCCTGTTTTATACTTTGGCTCTTTTAAATTCGCTTCAATAATTGCCAGATCGTCAGGGTGAAATACCGTTTCACCAGACATATTAAAGTTGCATTCAAGCTCTTGTGCAATCTCTCTTCTCGACATATTCTTGGTTTCTTCTTCGAACCAAGCTTGATCACGATCCGGATGAGCGTCCCAAGGAAGAGTTGTCATAAAGAACTTGTTTAAGCCATCTTGAGCTTCTGCGCATGTTTTATGGAACCAGTTACCAACGCCATTTGGAGTTGACAGGGCAATACACCGGCCGCCTGTAGATAGTGTAGGATAAAGGCCGGCCCATAGTTCCTCTAGGTTTTCAACATGCGCGGCCTCGTCAATAACAAGCAGAGACAGGGCTTCTGAACGGCCGGCGTCGCCACTGGTCGATGATGGCTGAATTTGTGATCCATTTGCCAACTCGAACGATGTCCTGTTGTCTGTTGTAATAGCTGATATTCTCATCCAACCCGGCAAGTTTTTTATAATCGCCTTAACTTTTTTAACTAAGTTGCCGGCAGTCTTAAACTTTGTCGCGACGACGAGAACATTCTTGTTCTTGTGAAAAAGCATCAGCCAAGCAATATATGCCGCTGTTACGGTAGAGATACCAAGCTGTCGTGCCTTTAAAATAACGTTAAAACGATGGTCATTAAAGTCATGAACCATAGTCTGCTGGTAATCGTACATAGTAAAGGGAATTAATCCCCTAAGAGGATGAGAAATCTTAGCGAAGTTGTTGATAAAATAAGCCGGGTCTTTTCCTGCTTTAAGTATCTCTTTCACTACTTCGTCTTTGGAAAGCTGGTAAGCCACTTATTTAACTCTTTGGGGCTTTCTGGTTTTTATTCTCCGGCTTGTTGCCCCAGCCGCCTGCGTCGAGGAAGCTCTGAAATTTCGCATCGAGCCTTTCTTTATTAGGCTTCTCCTGATCAGTTAGTGTATCTAATCCACCAATATTATACTTTTTGTATGCATTGACAAACACTCTAACTCTGGAAGTTTGCTGGACGCTTACATCGGCGTCACCATCAGGAGTCAGAGACACAGAATTTCCAGTAATCTTCTTGTATTGTTTCTTCAGGTGTTTGATAATAGTGGATAAAGTTGACTCAATCTCTTTTTCAAATTTACCGCCATGTACATCTTTTAATTTAATATCACTTTGATAAAGTACACAAAGCTGGTTGCCCATAAACTTTACTTTAAAACCATCCATTGTCCTAGAATCTAAGACTGGATGGCCCTCGTCTCTTTTAAGGCCGATATCTATACGTTCGCCGTTTTCGTCTAGTGCGCCGTCATAACTATCAGCAGCGGCCTGCGCTAGGCCCCTAATTACTTCTAAAGTTGTTTGTGACATTTAATTATCTCCTGTTTGTGGTCGCCAACCTTGTTCCCATCTTTCTTCTCGATCCTCTACGTACTGTATATAACAATCAGTGCAACATTCATATTTGGCCATATACATATCGTCCTCAATCTTGAAAGAATAAATTTTACAAACTGGGCAAACTCTTTCTGTTTCTCTATTAATTAGTTTTTTAGGCACCAAAACACCATCGATTTCAACCTTTTCTGAATATGTTTCTTTTTTATCCAGACTCTTTAGTTGTTCGATATAATGTTTTTCTTTATCCTCGGACCAATTTGTCATTGGGTTAAGAATTGTTTCTGAGCCATATTTTCTAGATATGGCCCTTTCTAACCTCGCTATATAATCTAAGTCTTTTGGCACGAATAAACCTCTCTAAGTTTATAACATATATAGATTAATAGTTTAATAAAAAACTCTAAAAAGAGTTATGAGCAATTAGTTATTTTTTTGACAAAGCGACCTGAAGGTCATCACGTAGGATTTCAATCTGAGATTGCTGGTCCTTAATCGCCTCGACTAAGACAGAAGTTAATTTTGCATAGTCAATGCCAAGGTTTCCATTTCCAGCCCCATAAACAACTTCCGGGACGGCTTGATTCATCTCCTGAGCCAAGAACCCGATTTCGCGTGACGTTGCTCCGTCTTTGTTGGTCTGATTCTTAAACTCATAAGAAACACCTCTCATCGACATAACTTTATCAAGCGCGCTATTAAGTGGTTTAACATCAGTCTTTAGTGTTGCATCCGAATAAGTAATGAAGCTGCGCGCAGTGCAATCTCCGGTAGAGGCTAGAGTGACATGAGTGTCAAAACTAGCTGCTCCGACTACAGCGAGAGTTCCTTGAAGCTCTGTAGTGCTAGTTACATTGAGCGTACCAGTTATAGCAGTATTAGATGAAATGGTTGCAGAAGTAGCCGTAAGATCATAACCGTCAGTATCATTGAGACTCATGACAGCCATGGCACCGCCGTCAGTAACACTAATACCGTTAGAGGCAGATAGCTTTGCGGAGAAAGTATTGTTTCCTGTAAAAGTATTGTTAGCACTAGTTGAGACAGCCCCAATATAAGTAGCTAAATTGCTTCCGTCAACATATTTGATAATGCCGCTATCCGTACATAAAAACTGATCAGTGTCAGAACCTACCTCTGAAATGTTAGGAAGGGCTAAGTTTCCTGTAACATTGAGTGAGCCGGAGATGCTAGTGTCTCCAGAAAGCTCAATTTCTTCCGACCCTCCGGTATCAGTGCCTGTCGCTAGTACGCGAAGTGAACCAGTAACGCAAAGACCTGACGAAGCTGTCAGAGCCGCGGTACCAGCTAGTGAAAAAGAAGTTGTCGAGAGTGTCGCAACTGTGGTTGAATCGGCTTGCAGCGTATCCCCCGTAATCTTAATAGCCATGTGTATTTTTCCCCCATGCTTAATAAATTTACAACGGGATATCCGTCGTATACTTTATATAGTAAAACGGATCCGTTTTGTACAAATTTTCTATTGGCAGAGCCCGCCCAGATCCGAAAACCTGGGCGGGCAATGTCCGACTAACCGAAATTAACCGAATCAGTAACCGAAGTTACTTTATTTTTTGAGTAAAGCAGCACGAAGTTCTTCAATCTGGCCTTGCTGGGACTTTACAGCCTCAACTAGAACCGAAGTGAGTTTCGCGTAGTCAATACCGAGATTGCCATCGCCTGAGCCATAGACAACTTCTGGTACAGTTTGCTTCATTTCCTGAGCTAGGAATCCGACCTCTCGATGGGTTGCGCCATCAGCGGAAGCTTGATTCTTAAACTCGTAAGAAACTCCTCTCATTGACATAACCTTGTCGAGCGCGCTATCAAGTGGCTTGATATCTTGCTTGAGGGTTGCATCCGAGTAGGTGATGAAGGAGCGAGCCTTGGCATCTTTGTCATTATCTAATGTTAGATCCTCGTGGACAGTGATTGCCTCAGACGAGTCTGACGTGACAAACTTCATGTAAGCATTCGCGCCCTGCATGATCTGAAAGCCGATGGCCAGGTTGTCATTCATCATCAGCGCGAAACCGCCACTGGTGGTGACGCTAGAGCCATCAAGAGATAGTCCCGACACGGCATCAGAAGTAAGAGTATCACATGCGATGCTACCACCGTTTGTGATATTGCCCTCGGAAAGGTTAAGGCTTGTAGCTGTAACAGCGCCGACGCCCAATGAACCCATGCTTGAGGCACCAGTTGAAGTGATAGCACCACAACCGACTGTTCCGATAGTAGCAATATTCTTGCTTCCGTCGAGAACGACAGCCTTGGAGGCTGCAGCAGTACCGGCAGTGATACCGTCGAGTTGCTCAAGATCAGCTTCGCTCATATCGGCAGAACCGATGATGAAAGAGCCGACTGCGGTTACAGAACCGGCTGTAGTCAAGGCACCAGTAGAAGATAATGTCATCTTAGCGGTTGCAGAAGCTGCAGCAGTTTCAGAATCAGCCGTTGTAAATACCAGCTTTGTAGCGTTAGCATCTGCAGCGAAAGTTTCCTCTGCAATTGCATGAATACCAGCAGCAACTGTTGCACCATCTGTGCCATCAGAGTCGCCTGCTGCGAATTCCATCGAAGCAATAACTTCGTCAGCGATAACTGCATCTTCTTCAGACTTTAGCTGAAAAATAACAGGCTTATCATCGCCGGAATTCGTATTCGTTAGTGTAAGACCCTTATCAGCAACGTGAGTCAGAGTAATCTCTTGATCATCACCGAAGTACGCAATTCCGCCGTCAGCAAGATAGAGATCAGACCACTCAGCGGACGCGCCGCCTAGGGCGCCACCGTTAGCAGAAGATGGGCTAACGCTACCGAACGTCGAAGCGCCAGTTGAAGTGATAGCACCACAACCAACTGTTCCGATTGTAGAAATATTCTTGCTTCCGTCGAGAACGACAGCCTTCGAGGCTGCAGCAGTGCCGGCAGTAACATCTGCCAGATACGCGATTTCAGCAGTGTCTACAGTTGTTCCATCAAGTGTAAGACTTGTGTCGCCAGTAATTGTACCAGCCACGTTAATGGAAGTCAGACCCGTAAGGGCTCCATCCATGACGACCGCGCCGTTGATATCCACCGTTGTGTCAGACTCGATGGTTAAGACACCATCGCCAGATTGATGAATAAACGTGCCGGTGTCGCCGAACATAATCTTGTTAGTACTGTTCAGAGTCAACCCAGAACCATCAGTGTGGGTCAAGGTTGTATCCTGATCATCACCAAAGTTAAGAACTGCGCCATCTGCAAGATAAAGATCAGACCACTCTAATGCAGCGCTGCCGAGAGCAGCACCATCAGAAGCGGCTGGAGTGATACCTGCAGAAGCGGTTAAACCGTTACTAAAAACAGCGTCTCCCGCGACTGCCAAAGAGTCAGCTTCAGCGTCACCCAGAGTCTGGGCTCCGAGGACAGTAAGGTCGCCTGTTATTGTCATAGAACCAGTGACTTTCACCTCATCTGTGGTGAATTCGATTTCTTCTGCGCCCAGAGCGTCTGTACCATTCGATAAAAATCGAACAGAACCTGTGACACATAGTCCAGCAGAAGCTGTGACTGCCTGCGCTCTGAAGAACGAGGCGCTTACCATTGATAAGCCTGTTGCAGATACCTCTGCTAGTTTTGTAGTCGTTCCATCTGGAGTCGCGTGGATCAGATGATCTTCTAATAATTTAATACCCATATATAATTTCCCCCTAT